ACTACGCGAAGATCCGCGGCTGCTCGCCGATGGCGGTCAGCAAGGCGATCAAGTCGGGCCGGCTGAAGGCCTCGATCGTGCGCGACCACCTCGGGAAGCCGAAGATCGCCGACCCGGAGCTCGCCGACCGAGAGTGGGCCTCGGGGACCGACCTCTCGAGAGCGCCCGGGTACGTGAAGGAGCGCGCCAGCGCGCGAGCTCGGGGCCGGCCCGAAGCGTCAACGGCGACCACTCCACCGCCCCGCGCCCCGCCGCCCCCCCCTGGCGATCGGGAACTTGCAGGCGAGCCCCTCGATCTCAACCTCGGCGAGGAGACGGCGCGCGAGAAGTTCTGGAAGGCGAACCTCGCCGAGCTCGACTTCCGGAAGCGCTCCGGCGAGCTCGTCGAGGCGAAGGAGCTCGAGGGGAAGCTCGTCGACCTCTTCGCCGGCTGCAAGAACAAGTTGCTGGGCGTCCCGTCCCGCGCGCGCCAGCAGGACCCGGCGCTCACCCCGGCCCAGCTCGCGCTCGTCGACGCCCTCATTCGGGAGGCGCTCGAGGACCTGGCGGCCGAAGGCGAGGCGGCCGAGGCCGAGGCGCAGGATGCAAGGGCGGATCGGTGAACTTCGCGGACCCCGACGCCGTCATCAACCGGGTCCGGCGAGCGTGGCGTCCGCCGCCGAGGCTTTCGCTCAGCGAGTGGGCCGACGCCAACTTCGTCCTGAGCCCCGAGGGGGCGGCTGAGCCAGGGCGCTGGAAGACGATCCCGTACCAGGTCGGGATCATGAACGCGATCACCGACCCGGCCGTCGAGCAGGTGTCGTTGATGAAGAGCAGCCGGACCGGGTACACGCTCATGATGAGCGCGGCGATCGGCTACCACATGCACCAGGACCCGGCGTCGATGCTCGTGGTCCAGCCGACCGTCGACGACGCGAAGAACTTCTCGAAGGAGACGATCGCCCCGATGCTCCGGGACGTCCCGGTGCTCTCGCAGATCGTCTTTCGGGACCTCGAGGAGAAGGGTCCGAAGGACTCGTCGGCGACCCTCACGCACAAGGCCTTTCCCGGCGGGATCCTCTCGCTGATCGGCGCGAACAGCGGAGCGGGTTTCCGCCGCATCAGCCGGCGCGTGGTGATGTTCGACGAGGTCGATTGCTACCCCCCATCGGCCGGGAACGAGGGCGACCAGATCAAGCTCGGCAAGAAGCGCAGCGAGGCGTTCTGGAACCGGAAGACGATCGCCGGTTCCACGCCGCTCATCGCCGGCGCGAGCCGGATCGCCGACATGTTCGAGGCGGGAGACCAGCGCCGGTACCACGTGCCGTGCCCCACCTGCGGCCACATGGACTTCCTCACCTTCCGGGAGCAGTCGGCGGGCGCTGAGCCGCGCGGCCACTGGATGGCGTGGGACGACGGGAAGCCGGAGACGGCCCACTTCATCTGCCGGGGCTGCGGCTGCGAGATCGAGCACAAGCACAAGCGGTGGATGGTGGAGCGCGGCGAGTGGCGCGCCAACGCTCCGTTCAGGGGCCACGCCTCGTTCCACATCTGGGCGGCCTACTCCTACTCGCCGAACGCGACGTGGCCCCACATCGCCTCTGAGTTCCTCGAGGCGAACGCGGGCGGGCCCGAGAAGCTGAAGACGTTCGTCAACACGACGCTTGGCGAGACCTGGGCGGAGAGGGGCGAGGCGCCGGACTGGCAGCGGCTTTACCAGCGGCGCGAGAAGTACGAGCGCGGGGTCGTGCCCCCGGAGGCCCTCTTCCTCACCGCCGGCATGGACGTCCAGGCGGACCGGCTCGTCTTCGAGGTGGTGGCCTGGGGGAACGATCGCCAGAGCTGGTCCGTCGACCAGGGCGTCATCCTGGGGGATACGGCGAAGGAGGAGACCTGGAACGCTGCCGACGAGCTGCTCGGGAGGACGTACCCCGACGCCGCCGGGGCGGAGCATCCGATCCGCGTGCTCGCCGTGGACTCGGGGTTCAACACCCAGATGGTCTACAACTGGGCCCGTCGCCACCAGGGCAGGGTGATCGCCTGCAAGGGGTCGTCGACGGCGAAGACGCTCCTCGGCGCGCCGGTGGCCGTGGACGTGACCATCCGGGGGAAGCGGCTGGCGCGCGGGTGCAAGGTCTGGGCGGTCGGGGTCGATCAGGCTAAGGCCGAGCTCTACGGATGGCTGCGGCTCGATCCGCCCACGAAGGAGAGCAGCGTCTTCCCGCCGGGCTACTGCCACTTCCCGGAGTACGGCGAGGACTTCTTCAAGCAGCTCACCGCGGAGCACCTGGTCAAGATCGCGAAGCGGACCGGCTTCGTGCATCTAGAGTGGCAGGTCATCCCGGGCCGGGAGAACCACGTCCTCGACTGCAGGGTCTACGCGCGCGCGGCGACGGTGCTCTGCCGGCTCGACCAGATCTCGGCCGCGCATCGCATGCGCGCCGCAGCTGCGCTGCCAGCGCCCAGCCCAGCGGCCCAGCACGCGGAGCGTCAGCCGGATGCCGAGGCGCAGGTGGCCCGGTCCGGTCCGACGGAAAGCCCGACACGCGAGCCTCCTCGTCCTGGTGGTTGGCTCGGAGGCCGTGGCGGTGGAATGGGGAAGGGTGGCGGCTGGCTCGGTCGCCGGAGGTGATCGCATGGCGACGTGGACCCAGTTGGAGATCGACACCCTAAAGGCAGCCGTCGCGAGCGGCATCCTGACCGTGGTCTACGACGGCCCCCCGCGGCGGCAGATCACGTACCAGAGCCTTGACGCGATGCGGGCGCTGCTCGCCGAGATGCAGGCCGACGTAGCGCGCGCGGCCGGTCGCTCCACCTGCACGCTGCTCGCCACGCGAAAGGGGCTCTAGATCATGGATACCCCCAAGGCGCCCCTCCTCGATCGTGCCCTGATGACCGTGGCGCCCGGGATGGCGCTGAAGCGGCTGCGCGCCCGCGCCGCGGCGCAGCTCCTCCTGCGCCACTTCGATGCCGCCAGCACGGGACGGCGAACCGAGAACTGGTCTCGGCGCGGGACCGACGCCAACACGGCTGCCGGCGCATCCCTTGGGTCGCTGCGCTACCTCGCGCGGGATCTCGTCCGCAACAATGGGTGGGCTCGCAACGCGGTGCGCGTCATCACCCGGAACACCGTGGGGTGCGGGATCGTCGCGAAGCCGGCGTCGCCAGTGCCGGCCGAGGTCTCTGCGGCGTGGAAGACCTGGGCCGGGACGACCCAGTGCGACGCCGATGGGCGGCTGACGTTCTACGGGCTCCAGAAGCTGGTGATGCGGGCGGCGGTCGAGTCGGGTGAGGCGCTCGTGCGTCCGAGATGGCGGCGCCTCGAGGACGGGTACGTGGTGCCGTTCCAGCTCCAGGTGCTCGAGCCGGACTTCCTCGACTCGACTCAGGACGGCCGGGTCGGACAGGAGGGCGGCCCCATCATCCAGGGCATCGAGCATGACGCGATCGGACGGCGAGTCGCCTACTGGCTCTTCTCGCATCACCCCGGATCCAGCTTCTCGGCGGGCGCGAGCAAGCGGGTCCCGGCCTCGGACATCCTCCACATCTACGACCAGGAGCGCGCCGGGCAGGTGCGCGGCCCGTCGTGGCTCGCCGCCGCGATCGTGAAGCTGCGCGACTTCGACGAGTTCGAGGACGCGCAGATCATGAAGCAGAAGATCGCCGCCTGCTTCGCAGCGTTCCGCACGGACACCACCGGCGAGGGAACGCCGATCGGGCTCCCGCAGCCGCCCGAAGCGGCTTCGAGTCCAGGGGCCCCGCCGGTCGATACCCTCGAGCCCGGCATGGTGAAGAGCCTCCCGCCAGGCGAGGAGATCACGTTCGGCAATCCGCCGATGACGACCGACGACGGGTTCAGCGTGCGGACGCTCCGGGCTATCGCCGCGGCCATGGGCGTCACCTACGAGGACCTCACCGGGGACTACAGCCAGGTCAACTTCTCCAGCGCGCGCATGTCGCGGCTCGCGCACTGGGGGAATGTCTACGACTGGCAATGGAACATACTGATCCCCCAGTTGTGCGACCCGGTCTGGGCCTGGTTCATGCGGGCCGCGGCGGTCGCGGGGCTCTTCGGCTCCGAGGTGGTGCGGCCGGGGGCGGAGTGGACGCCGCAGCCGATGCAGCTCATCGAGCCGGACCGCGAGGCTCGGGCGAACCTGCTGATGATGCGCTCCGGTCAGAAGACCCTGTCGATGGTGCTCCGGGAGATGGGGCTCGACCCCGCGACGCACCTCGCTGAGTACGCCGCGGACATGGCGACGCTGGACCGGCTCAAGATCAAGCTCGACATGGACGTTCGGGCGGTGAGCCAGGCCGGGCTGACGCAGATGCGCGCCGGCGGCAAGAGCGAGACGGCGCCCGCAGCGGTCGACGAGGCCGGGGACGGCGCGGAGAAGGATCCGTCAGAGGATCCTTCGTCCGAAGACGCCCCCGCCGCTGCCTGATTCGCCGCAGGCTTGACGGTTTGGGTATTGCGGTGCCACTCGGGAATCGATGGCACAGCCGACCACCGATGACGGGATCGTGACGCGGGACATGCCCGCTCTGTCGCTCCGCGGCGCCTTCGTGCCGAAGAGCGTGAAGGACGACAGCCGCACCGTGGAGCTCGTCTGGACGACCGGCTCCCGCGTGCGCCGCGGCTTCTTCGAGCCGTACCTCGAGGAACTCTCCCTCGACCCCAAGCACGTCCGCATGAAGCGCCTCAACAATGG